AGTTATTAATGGTTTAGCAAATGCTACAACTGTTAGTTCTTCAACTAATACACAAGTATTTTTTACAGTATCTGTTGGAGCAGGGCAAACTGAAACTTTAAATATTCCAGAGGACGGAGTTTTATATTCCCAAAATAATGGAACTGGAATTGTAGATGGTATTGGTGTAACAGCTAACGCTTCATCTTTAACAGCTATATTATTTATAGATAAATAGGAGAGTAGATGACTACCTCTGGGACTACAAGTTTCAATCTTGAACTAGATGAGCTTTTTGATGAAGCTTATGGACGTGTAGGTATTGGAACAGCTAGATCAGGTAATCATTTAAAAACAGCAAGAAGAAATTTAAATATTTTATTATCTGAATGGGACAATAGAGGCGTTCATTTATGGAAAGTAAAATTAGCCACGATCCCTTTAGTATTGGGCCAAGCTGAATATAGCTATACTACTGATCCGACAAATTATCCAAACGATATTAACGATGTATTAGAGGCCTATGTTAGAAATAATACTTCACCTAGTGCTTCATCGCCAACAGATACCTCATTAACTAAAATAGACAGATCTGCTTATGCAGCGCTACCTAATAAATTATCTCAAGGAACACCTTCACAATATTATGTTCAACGAACAACAAGTCCAAGTGTATTCTTATACCAAACACCAGGATCTGGATTTTCTAGTTCATCAACACCAAGTAATTATCAATTAAGATTTTATTATCTTGCAAGAATAGAAGATGGTGGAAGATATACGAATACTCCAGATGTTGTATTTAGATTTTTACCATGTTTAACTTCAGGACTTGCTTATTATTTAAGCATTACTTACAAACCTGAAAAAACAGATATGTTAAGATTAATTTATGAAGATGAATTACAAAGAGCTTTAACAGAAGACGGTCAACGCACCTCGTTATTTATATCACCAAAAACATTCTATGGAGATGGTGTATAATGACAACTTTTGCTACAGGTAAAAAAGCATACGCCATATCAGATCGATCTGGCCAACGATTCCCGTACGACGAAATGGTAACCGAGTGGAATGGATCCTTTGTTCACACTTCAGAATACGAATCTAAACAACCTCAATTAGAACCAAAAGTACCAGGCAACGATCCGCAAGGATTATTAAATGCAAGACCTGATAGAACAGAACCATTATCGGTTGTGTTATTATCTTTCAATCCTTTGTTATCAACATTAGGAAGTTCTACTATTACAGTTAATGAACCAGGTCATGAAAAAACAACCGGAGATAAAATTATATTTAATAATGTAAATGTAAGTAATGGATTTACTAATGCGATGTTAAATACTACACTTGGATTTTCATTAACAGTCGTTAATACAAATCAATATACGATCAATGCTCAAACGACCGCGAGCGCGCGAGGAAACTTTGGTGGACAACCTTCGGTTGGTCCTTCAGCAGTTGCTCTTCCTAATAATGCTTTTAAAGTCACAGCAGGTAGTTCTACAATACAAGTGAATCAACCCGATCATGGTAAAACTACAGCAGATACAGTTAAATTTCAAAATTTAACAGTAGTTAATTCATTTTTAACTTCTTCAGGATTTCAACAATCAGTCTTAACAACGTCAACTGGATATAGTATAACAGTTATTAATTTAGATAATTATAGTTTTAACGCATCGTCAGGAACTGGTTCTTTAACGACAACCATTGGCGGTGGATCGGCGACCGCGGAGACAATATAATATGGCACTAACTTATTCACAACTTGTAACTCAAATTAGAAACTATACAGAAGTAGATAGTAATGGATTATCTGATTCTACTCTTTCTGTAGTTGTACAAAATGCAGAAAATAGAATTTATAGAGAATTAAATATTGATTCTTTTAGAGTATATGCATCTGCAGTAGCTGTTACCGGAACAACTACAATTTCTGTACCATCTGGACTTCGTAATATTAGATATGTTGAAATGATTACACCAGGAACAAATGAAGCTTCTGTTGTAGAACAAAAAGATAGTTCTTTTATGTCAGAATTTAATAATTTACCTGGTAACTCTACTTATTATGATAAACCAAAATACTATGCAAATTTTAATGAAACAACTTGGTTTGTAGCGCCAACACCTAATACAACTTATGCAATTAATATTGCTTATTATTCACAAGGAACTTCTATAACAGCGGGTAGTTCAGCAACTTCAACTACTTATATATCTACTTATGCCCAAGATTTACTTCTTTACGGTTCTTTAGTAGAAGCATATAAATACTTGAAAGGTCCTGATAATATGATACAAGTTTACGAACAATCATATCAACAAGCGAGAGAATCTTTCGGTGTTGAACAAACAGGTAGAAGAAGAAGAGACGAATATGTTGATGGAGAACCACGTGTTGTGGTAGACTCTCCACCACCATCTAATAACAGGAGTTAATATGGCAAATATAGTACCCGATAGTTTTAAAAACGAATTGTTTTTATCAACACATAATTTTTCATCTACAGCAGGTAACACTTTTAAATTAGCATTGTATTCTACAGTTACAGGTTTTTCTGCAGCAGCAACAACTGCATATACAACTACAAACGAAGTTAGTGGCACAGGATATACAGCGACAGGTGCTTCTTTAACAAATTTAGGATCTACAGTTGCACAAAATATTTCTTTTGTAGATTTTTCTGATGTAACTTTTTCAACAGCTACAATTACTGCTTCTGCAGCATTAATTTATAATAGTACAAGTTCTAATAAATCAGTTGTGGTATTAGATTTTGGTGGTAACAAAACTTCAACAAACGGCGACTTTACTATTCAATTCCCAGCAGCTAATTCTACGAGCGCGATCATAAGAATTTCGTAGTAGTTCGCCATAAAAATTATGGCTACAGATACTTCATGGGGTTTTGGAGAATGGGATGCTTATAACTGGGGCGGTATAGGTCAAGACGTTACAGTTTTAGTAGGCGCTGAAGATGGATGGGGAAGATCCACTTGGGGTTCTGGTTATTATGGAACAATCGTTCCTGATGTTACTTTACAATTACAAACAAATGTAGGAACTGCATTAGTTTCTTTACCTATTATTATTGATGTCTCGGGCGCGAGCGCGCAGGTATCCATTGGCACAGTTGAATTTTCATTAGGCATTGTTGTTCCAGTTACAACTAACTTAATTCAATTAGAAACAGGAAGTGCACAAGCTTCTATACCTGTTACTGTTGAAGTTGGATTAATAGATGGATGGGGAAGAGCGGCATGGGGATCTGGAGCGTGGAATATTGGCACTATTGATCCTGCATTAACTTTATCTTTACAAGATGCACAAGTTGCAGTTGCTGGAAAAGCAGAAGTTATATTATCATCTAATGAATTAGGTATTCAAACAGGCACATTACAATTTGCTGGTAAAGCAACTGTCAATGTAACCGGTGAGCAAGTAACTTTAACAATTAATAACGCAACTGTTATTGCTAAATCAAATGTTGATGTTACAACAAATTTATTAGATTTATTAGTTCAAAGTCCAAGTATTATTGCAGGTGGAAATGTAACCGATGCAGTTGTTGGAAATGAATTAGATATTGAATCGGGAACTCTATCATTTAAATTAGATAATATTATTACCGCTACAGGATCCAGCGTTCAAATAGGAACGGGACAAGTTGTAATTGCTTTACCAACTATTATAGAAGCTACTGGATCAAGTGTTGTAACAGCCGTTGGCAACGCTCAAGTTATAGCTAAAAATTTTGTAGATGTAGATGGTAATCAAGTAACTATATCTACAGGCGATCCGACATTATCTTTAGGAGCTGGTGTTCTAGCTACAGGATCAAGTGTTTCTGTAGAAGTAGGCACTCCTACAATTGTATCTACTTATAAAGTTACAGGAAATGATGTAAATTTAGGAGTTGGAACAGTAACACTTTCTACTCAACAAATAGTAATACCAACATCAAATCAATTGACAGTTGGAACGGGAAGTCTTATTATATATGGCTGGGTTATTATAAATCCTACGACAGGTCAGTCTTGGTCTGCTATAAATCCGACAACAGGACAAACTTGGAGTACTGTAAACCCAACAACAGGTCAAACGTGGTCTGCTATAAGTCCAACAACTGGACAAACTTGGAGTACTGTTAGTGTAATAACAGGTCAAACATGGATTAATTTACCATGATGACAAAACTTTAAAATAGTGATAAATAGAATTTAATATGGCAAGTACGTTTAGCAATTTAGGATTAAATCTTCAGGCAACAGGTGAAAACTCCGGTACGTGGGGTGCACTTACTAACGTCAATTTACAAGAAATAGATAATGCTATCTCTGGTGTATTTTTAATTACATTAACAGGAAATACTACTTTAGCTTTTACAACAAATTCATCTTCAACAACATTTACAGACGAAGCAGGACGAAATAAAACAATTATTTTATCAGGTTCATTATCAGCAACAACAGTTACAGTTACTGTTCCAAATATAGAAAAAGATTATTATATTATAAATAATTCAGGAGCCACAGCAACCATTTCTTCTGGTGGTTCTACAACAGTATCTATTGCAACAGGATCTAAAAATATCGTTGTTGTAAGTCCAAGTGTAACTTCTGTAATATCTGCCCTACCAGCTGACCAAGTTAATTCACCTGGTGGAACTACAAATTCAGTTCAATATAACTCTGCAGGATCTTTTGCAGGTTCAACTAATTTTACATACGATGCAACTAACGTATCACTATTAAATAATGGTGCTTTAAGATTATATAATACTGCAGGTACTTTTTATACAGGTTTAAAAGTGGCAGCGGCTGCAGCAGCTACGGCTACATTTACTTTACCATCAGCAGATGGTACAAGTGGACAAGCTATAGTTACTAATGGTTCTGGTACTTTAAGCTTTGGAAGTGCTGGTATATCAGCAGGAAAATCTATTGCTTTTGCATTAGTTTTCGGATAATAATTAACAAGGAGATAAAATATGGCAAATCCAAATATAGTATCAGTAAACTCGATATACGGTAACACAACTGTATTTGCTCTTACTACAACTCTTACAAATGTCCTTTTAGCAAATGCTACAAGTTCAGGAAAAGTTTACAAAGTAGAATCAATCATGGTTGCTAACGTAACGTCAGCAGCTACAAACGTTACAGTACAAATTCACACAGCAGCAAATGGAACAGCAGGAACTTCTTATGCTTTCGCAAACGTAATTTCAATTCCATCAAGCGCAACTTTATCTGTAATAGATAAAAATAATACTTTCTATTTAATGGAAAACCAATCAATCATTGGTGGTGCTAGTGCTAACTCTTCTTTACAAGTAGTTATTAGTTACGAAGATATAAGTTAATCGGAGGTTCGGGCTATGGCAAATGGCGGAATTATCGGACCAATTAATGATCCAACTCGTGGTGATTTTACCACAACATTCACAGCATCAGGAACTTACACATCACCAGGTTATGGACCAGGTCAAGCAGATTATTTAGTTGTTGCTGGAGGAGGTGGTGCAGGTGAACACGTTGGAGGAGGTGGAGGAGGTGGAGGATTTAGAACTTCATTTCCAGGAGGAACAAAATTAGCAGTACCATCAAGTCCAACACCAGTAACAGTTGGAGCAGGTGGAGCTGGAGCACCAGGACCAGGACCACATGCAAATGAAGGAACATCAGGATCACCTTCAATATTTTTAACAATTACATCAACAGGTGGAGGTGGAGGAGGAAGTGCAAATAGTCCAGTTGGTGGTAAACCAGGAGGTTCAGGTGGAGGTGGAGGACATGGACCAAACGCTTCAGCAGGAACAGGGAACTCACCACCAGTTAGTCCTTCACAAGGAAATACAGGCGGAACAGGTAGAGCAAATCCATATTCAGGTGGAGGAGGAGGTGGAGCTAATGCAGTAGGAACTAATGGAATAGCTTCTCCAACAGGAGGAGGACCTGGTGGTGCTGGTTCACAAAATAATATTGATGGAAATAATTATTATTGGTCTGGTGGTGGTGGTGGTGGAACAGCAACTTCTAGTGCAGTAGCTCCCGTAGTAGCTGGTAATGGTGGTTTAGGGGGAGGTGGTGGTTCTGGTGCACCAAATGGTCCTAATACAGGTCCAGTAGGAACAGGAGGAGGATCTGCAATTAATTCTGGATCATCTGGTTCAGGAGTTTCAGGTGGTGCAGGTGGAACAAATTCTGGAGGTGGAGGCGGTGGTGGATCTGAATCTAATGGAGCTGGAGGAGCAGGTGGATCAGGAATAGTTATTATTAAACAAGTTTGTGCATCACCAACCTATCAAAACGCACCAGGAGTCTGGTCAATTAATGACGCATATAATTACAAGAAAGCTGGACAATGGGTTTCAGTTCCAGTGTCAGTAGATTATTTAGTAGTAGCAGCAGGTGGAGGAGGTGGAAAAGCAAATGGAGGAGGAGGTGGAGCAGGTGGATATCGTACTTCATTTCCAGGCGGAACAAAAATTACTTTATCAGGTGGAACATCTTACCCAATAACAATTGGAGCAGGTGGAGCAGGTGCAACTTCTGCTCCTATTGATAGTGGAAATGGTTCTCCTTCAATTTTTTCATCAATTACATCTGCAGGTGGTGGTAGAGGACAACAAAATTGTTCACCAGCGCCAGGTGGACCAGGAGGATCTGGTGGTGGTGGAAATAGAAATGGTGGAACAGGTGGAACAGGAAATACTCCGCCAGTAAGTCCTTCACAAGGTAATCCAGGTGGAAATGGTACTCCTGGAGATTTTACAGGAGGTGGTGGAGGTGGAGCTTCTGCTGCAGGAACTGCAGGTACACCTACACAAGCAGGACCAGGTGGTAATGGTTCAGCAAATTCAATTTCAGGATGTTCAGTTTCATATGCAGGAGGAGGAGGTGGTGGAGGATTTGCTATTTCAGGAGGAACTGGAGGAACTGGAGGAGGAGGTGCAGGAACAAATGCAAGTACAACAGGTACATCAGGAACAGCTAATACTGGAGGAGGAGGAGGTGCTGGAGGATTTTCTCCAGGTAATCCGCCACCAGGAACTGCAGGAGGTGCAGGTGGTTCAGGAGTAGTTATTATTAGAGCACCATCAGGAGCAGGATTATCAGCAAGTCCAGGTACAAATACTATAACAACATTACCCGCTCCGGCAGGAGGTTGTAAAGTGGCTACATTTACAGTTTCTGGAACATTAACTACAGGATAATTAACCACTTTCTTTTTATGAAAATTTATAATATAACTAATTAAGGAGTAAAAAATATGGCACATTTTGCAGAAGTAAACAGTTACGGTTTAGTATTAAGAGTTGTTGTTATTGATAACAATGATGTAAACGCAAATGGCGGTGATCAATCTGCTGGAGCTGAAGAAGCGGTTAAAAAAATCGTTCCTTTCACAACAGGTAACAGATGGATTCAAACTTCTTATAACAATAATTTCAGAAAACAATACGCTGGAATTGGTTACACGTTTGATTCCACAAAAAATAAATTCATTGCACCACAACCATTCGCATCTTGGTCGCTAGACTCTAATGACGACTGGCAAGCCCCAGTTGCATATCCAACAGTTACAACTTATGGAGATAACGTAAGATACTTTATTTCTTGGGATGAAGCTGGAAAGAGATGGATTGGTAAAGACGATCAACAAAATTCATTCGCTTGGTCACCTGACACTTCATCTTGGATTGCTACAGGCAATTAAGTTAAAGAGTTTTTAAACAGGAGTAAGTGACCTATGGCCAAAATCAATGGCGGTATTATCGGAACATTAAATCCAACATCGTTTGGAAAGTGTACACAGACTATTGCTACAGGTTCAACTACCTTAACTACACAACCAGGAACTAGATTAGTTGCAACAGCAGTTGTAGCTGGTGGTGGATCTGGAGGATCTTCTGCTGCACCAGGTGCAGGTGCAGGTGGAGGTGCAGGAGGACTTAAAACTTGTTCATCATTATCAGTTTGTGGAGCAACATCATATCCAATTACAGTTGGTGGTGGAGGAACTGGTGTCTCTTATTCAGCATGTGGTTCTAAAGGTAATAGTGGTACATCATCTTCTTTTTCAGGAATTTCAACTACTGGAGGTGGAGGAGGAGGTAGTGCATCAAATCCATTAAGACCTGGAATTCCTGGTGGTTCAGGAGGTGGAGCAGCAACAGGATCTGATTCTCCATTAGGAACACCTGGAACTATAGGATCAGGAACATCAGGACAAGGTAATTCAGGAGGATTAGGTTTTCCTGGACCACAAGCTGGATGGTCAGCTGGTGGTGGAGGTGGAGCAGGAGCAGTTGGATCAAATGCACCTAATGGAACTACAGGAGGAGCAGGAGGACCAGGATCAGATGTAACTCCAATATTAGGACCAGGTTTACCAAATTCAGGAATTTATGCAGGAGGTGGTGGAGGTGGAGTACAAGGACCAGGTTCAAATTTAGGTGGAGCAGGAGGACCAGGAGGTGGATCAAGTGGTGCTCCAGGAACAGGAGGTAGTACTTCAGCAGGAACAGCTAATACAGGAGGAGGTTCTGGTGGAGGTGGTAATAATAATGGAACAACAGGTTCAGGCGGTTCGGGAATCGTTATCGTAAAAGAATTAAACAAGGCAAGTGGTGTTTGGAATTTAAAAAGTCAATTTAGTGCCGTGAAGAGCGGAACGTGGCCGAAGCCACAAGTTGCAGTTGATGTAGATTATTTAGTAGTAGCAGGAGGTGGAGGAGGTGGTAAAGATTGGTCAGCAGGTGGTGGAGCAGGTGGTTATCGTACTTCTTTTCCAGGTGGATCAAAAATTTCATTATCAACAGGATCTACTCCAATTACAGTTGGAGCAGGTGGAAATGGAGGAACTGCATCTCCAGGTATAGGAGCATCAGGAACTCCATCTATATTTTCAACTATTACATCTGCAGGTGGAGGTGGAGGAGGAAGTAACACTTCAGTACCAGCTGCATCAGGAGTAGCTGGAGGATCAGGAGGAGGAGCATCAAATTCAGGAACAGGTGGAGCAGGTAATACACCACCAGTAAGTCCACCACAAGGAAATCCAGGAGGAAATTCAGGTGGAACACCATCAGGTGGAGGAGGTGGAGCATCAACAGCAGGAACACCATCAGGAGGAGGTTTTGCTCCAGGTGGAGCAGGTGGAGCAGGATCACCTAATACAATTACAGGTTCACCAGCAGATTATGCTGGAGGTGGAGGTGGAGGTGGATATGCTCCATTAGGAGCAGGACCAGGAGCAGGTGGAACTGGAGGTGGTGGACCAGGATCATCATCTGGTGTAGGAACAGCAGGAACAGTTAATACTGGAGGTGGTGGAGGTGGAGGAGCTGGAGGAGGTCAAAATGGAGGTAATGGAGGATCGGGTATTGTTATTTTAAGAGCTCCCGGATCAGCATCATTATCTGTAAGTCCAGGAACAAACACAGTTACAACATTACCGGCACCAGCTGGAGGTTGTAAAGTTGCGACATTCACGGTTTCTGGGGATATAACAAATAGTACATTCGGCTAATTATTTACACTTTACAAATCCTATAGAAATTAATATATAGTATTTAGAAATGAACTTACAGAATTACTACTATTACTTTCAGAGTGCACTCACACCTAGATTTTGTGATGAGTTAATTAAATATGGAAAATCACAACAAGAACAAATTGCATTAACTGGTGGACAAACTGAAAAAGTTAATAAAGGAAAACCACTTGATGATAAAGATATTCTAGATTTAAAAAAGAAAAGAGATTCAAATATAGCTTGGTTAAATGACAGATGGATTTACAAAGAAATTCAACCATTTATACATCAAGCAAATAGATTAGCTAACTGGAATTTCGATTGGGATTTTTCAGAGTCATGTCAGTTTACAAAATATGGTCCTGGGCAACATTACGGAGCGCATTGTGATAGCTGGGAGTCAGCATATGCAAATGCAGATAATAAAGATACATTTGGTAAAATAAGAAAATTATCCGTTACATGTTCCCTATCAGATCCAAGCGAATACGAAGGGGGAGAATTAGAATTTCAATTTAGAAATCAAGATGATCCAACACCTAAAAAGAAATGTGTTGAAATATTACCACGTGGATCAATATGCGTATTTCCAAGTTTTGTTTGGCACGAGGTGAGACCAGTTACAAAAGGAGTAAGATACAGTTTGGTAATTTGGAATCTTGGGTACCCATTTAAATAATATGAAAACCGCAGAACAACAAAAACAACATAGAAGAGAACAATATTTAAAACATAATAAAAAAGAAAAAGAAAAAAAAAGAAAATATTTTCTTAAAAATAGAGAAAAAATATTAGAAAAACAAAGAAAATATAATAAAGAAAATCCACTTAAACGTAAAAATGCTATTTTAAAAAATGTATATGGAATTACATTAGTTCAATATAATCAAATGTTTGAAACACAAGAAGGTAAATGTGCAATATGTCAAAGACATCAAAATGAATTAACAAGAACTTTATGTGTTGATCATAATCATAAAACAAATAAAGTTAGAGCTTTATTATGTGTAACTTGCAATACAGATGTTTCTGTAGTAGAAAATAGATTAGAAGAAATGACGAATTACTTAAATAAATATAGAAAGGACCTAAATTAATGGCAAAAACCGATCAATTAAATTCATCAATATATTTCAGCACTCCAGTTTACTCTATAGAAATACCTGAATGGGTAGATCATGTAGATAAAGTTTGTGATAAATATATTAAAGCAGCTAAAGATAATAATAAAAAAGCAATTAAACAACGTGAAAAAGAATTAGGTAAAAAAGTAGGTGATTTTTCTATGTCGCATCACAGCACATCTCTCGTGGGAGATCCAAACTTAAAAGAATTACAAGAATATATTGGTTCAACTGCATGGAATGTTTTAGATCATATGGGTTATGATTTAACTAACTATGAATTATTTTGGACTGAATTTTGGGTACAACAATTTGCAGAAAAAGCAGGTGGGGCACATAGCCCTCACGCACATTACGATAATCACATTAGTGGTTTTTATTTTTTAAGATGTTCAGATAAAACATCTCTACCAGTATTTCACGACCCACGACCAGGCAAGCTTATGACACAATTACCTTTAAAAAATGAAAAAGAAATTACGTTGGGAACTGACAAGGTTCATTATAAACCTCAACCAGGAACAATGATCTTTATTCCAGCGTATTTAACACATGAATATATCGTTGATGCAGGTATTGAAGATTTCAGGTTTATTCATTTTAATCTACAAGCCGTAAGAAGAATGATTACTGATACAGTAAGAGTACAAGCTAGAGCGGAAAATAAAACAGAAACTAAAAAGGAGAAAAAATGAGTTTTAAAAAAGATAAGTATGTAGTTATTAAAGAAGCGATATCAGAAGATCTTGCAAAGTTTTGTTATGATTACTTCATGATGAAAAGAACAGTTGCAAGAACTATGTTTGATAATAAATATATTTCACAATTTACCGAATATTTTGGTGTATGGAATGATCAACAAGTTCCAGATACATATTCACATTATTCAGATATCGTAATGGAAACATTACTTGTAAAATTACTTCCTATCATGGAAGAAACAACAGGATTAAAATTAAACTCTAATTATTCATACGCTAGAATTTATAAAAAAGGAGATGTATTACATCGTCATAAAGATAGATTCTCATGTGAAATATCTACAACTATGCATTTAGGTGGTGGTTGTTGGCCAATATATTTAGAACCAGATGCATCACAAGGTGGTGTAGATGAAAAGACAGGTAATTACAAAGCATCAAAATCTAAAGGTGTTAAAGTAATGTTACAACCTGGTGATATGTTAGTGTATCGCGGAAATGAATTAGAGCATTGGAGAGATAAATTATCTTTTGATGACTGTGGTCAAGTATTCTTAC